GAAGTTGAAGAGGAGGAACTACGCTATGCATTTGATGCTACCCTTGGAACTGATCGTGTATTTTTGTTTGATCATTTTGGGTCTACCGCCATTGACAATATTATCAACCGAGTACGATTTATGGCAAAAGGTCTTAATTGTCGTTACATATTTCTTGATCACGTATCGATTGTGGTCAGTGCTCAGGAGAATGGCGACGAAAGAAAAGCTTTAGATGAGATCATGACTAAGCTTCGTACCATTGTGCAAGAGACTGGCATTGCTTTGTTTGTGGTGTCTCACCTTAAGCGTCCTGATTCTAAGGGGCATGAGGAGGGTGCTGCCACATCCCTAGCACAGCTACGTGGTTCAGGTTCTATTGCTCAGCTCTCAGACATGGTCATTGGATTAGAACGTAATGGTCAGCATGAGAATGAGCAGGAGCGTAACACTACTCATGTTCGAGTACTGAAGAATCGCTTTAGGGGTTTAACTGGGTTGGCTTGTCGTCTTCTATATCGTCGTGATACAGGTAGGATGACTGAGCTCCCTCCTGAAGAGAAGACTTTATAGGGGTTGCTAAGATGAATGAAACATGTTATAATAATATGTCTGGTATAAAATGGGGAGGCACTATCTTATGTTTAATTGGAATAGCGTTAACTAGCTTCAATGTATATCCACTTAATATACTATTTGGACTGGTTGGATCAGTCTTGTGGGCTTATGCTGGTGTACTGCAGCGTGACATACCTCTGATCCTGGTTGAGGTTGTGGCAGTTGCCCTGTACTTTGCAGGGGTGGTCTCTTATGTAACATATTCGTTGCATAACTGGCTTTAACGTAACATTTATATTACATTATGAAAGACTTTTTAATTGTTATGGCTGCTTTGTTTGGCTTAGTAATTGGTTTTTTAGTCAGTGAACATAAACACAGGCTAGATAATATAGAATGTAATAGTTATTCTACTAAGCATTCTAAGTGGGACGGATATGTAGCAAGAGATGAGCACGGAGATATACGTTGCTTTTGGTTAGAGCGTGAATATCCTTGGAGACTTAGGCATGGAGTACCTGTTTAATGGTACATCCTGATCAACTATTTGGAGATAAAACCTATGCACAGCATGGAGATGATATTGTTATTCGGGTTCTCTTTAACAGTCTCGGTATTAATACTCCTTCATACTTGGACGTGGGAGCACACCATCCTGAAACCATTAGTAATACTAAGTTGTTTTATGACACTGGTTCTCGTGGTATTAATGTTGAAGCAAATCCTGAGTTACATAAATTATTCGTAGCACAGAGACCTGGGGATGTTAATCTCAACGTAGGAGTAGGAACTAAGTCAGGCTTCCAAGACTTCTATATGATTGATAGTCATTCAGGACGTAACACTTTTGTTAAGAAGGTAGCTGAAGAATTTGTTAGAGATTATCCTGAGTTTAGTATTACAGAAATAAAACAGATACCAGTATTTACAATCGAGCAGGTATTACGTAATCGCAGTGTCCCCGACTTCTTAACGATTGATATTGAGGGCATGGACTATGATGTATTACAGAGTATTGATTATCGCAGGTATCCATTTAAAGTAATCTGCGTTGAGATACAACCATATAGTGAAGAAGATATCAGGACTCTAATGTTTAGTGTCGGTTATCATTCTGTTATTCGATGTGGTTCTAACTTGATATTCATTGATAAAAATTTAACAAATCGAGTAAGATAATGTATGCGTGTAATATTAGACATAGAAACAAATCTTAAGCATGACAAGATATGGATGTGCGTTACTAGAGAAATAGGAGGAGATGTACAAGTATGGAAGGAAGTAAGCGGACTACAAAAGTATTTGGACAGTTGCGATTTGATTATCATGCACAACGGAATATGCTTCGATGCCCCAGTACTGAGAAAGAGCTGGAACATTACGATGAAGCAGAACCAGATGTGCGACACGCTCGTACTAAGTCGCCTCCTAAGCCCAAGCCTAGAGGGAGGACATAGTCTTGCTGCCTGGGGTGGACGCTTAGGTTTTCCTAAGGGAGACTTCAATGACTGGGATGCTGGGTATTCTGCTGAGATGGAAGCTTATTGTATCCAAGATACTTTAGTAACTGAGAAGTTGTACCTACATTTAACTACTGAATTAACTAGAAATAAATTTGACGAGAGGAGTATTAAACTTGAGCACAATGTACAAGCGGTCATCGCAAAGCAAGAAGAAAGTGGCTTCAAACTCAACGAAAGGAATGCTATCATTCTTCTTTCAACGCTGCAAAATAAGTTGGTTGTTCTTGAAACTGAGCTTCAAAACATTTTTCCAACCAAGACAATCTTACGAGTCTCAGAGAAAACAGGCAAGCCTCTTAAGCCAATCATCGAACCCTTTAACCCAGGAAGTAGAAAGCAAATTGGTGAAAGACTTCAAGAAAAGGGTTGGAAACCCGACAAGTATACGGAAACAGGTCAGCCCATCGTCGACGAAGGGACGCTCGAAGGCTTAGATTTTCCTGAAGCTAAAGCTATCGCTGAGTACTTGTTACTACAGAAAAGAATAGCACAGATTCAATCGTGGTTAAAGGTAGTACAGCCTGATGGTAGGGTGCGTGGTAAGGTAATAACGAATGGTGCAGTCACTGGACGAATGACGCACCACAGTCCTAACATGGCACAAGTACCTAGTTGTGGTAGCCCCTACGGAGAAGACTGTAGGGATCTTTGGATCGTAGAGAAAGGATATAAGTTAGTAGGTATTGATGCCTCAGGATTAGAACTGAGAATGCTTGCTCACTACATGAAAGACGATGCGTATATTTATGAGGTCACACAAGGTGATATCCACACTGCCAACCAAAAAGCTGCTGGACTCGAAACACGTGCTCAAGCAAAGACGTTTATATATGCATTCCTCTATGGTGCAGGGGCTGCCAAGATCGGGAAAGTTGTGGGTGCTGGAGCGAAAGAAGGACAACGACTTATTGATTCTTTTCTGGAAAACACCCCGAAATTACGAACACTTAGGGAGGACGTGGCTAGAATCTGCAAGTCGTCGGGATCATTACCAGGTCTTGATGGACGTAGACTATACGTTAGGTCTGACCACGCAGCAGTCAACACACTTCTCCAAGGTGCGGGTGCGATTGTCATGAAGCAAGCACTAGTGATCCTAGATGAACGACTGAGTAAGCTCGGTGTTGATTATAAGTTTGTTGCTAATGTGCATGACGAATGGCAGATTGAAGTAGCAGAAGCCTACGCAGATATGGTAGGTAAGCTAGGAGTACAAGCTATTGAGCAAGCAGGTCGTGTACTAGAAATGCGATGCCCTCTCACTGGTGACTACAAGGTAGGTAATTCATGGAAGGAAACACACTGATGGATGAAATTAAACAAGCAGTACTTAAACTTCTAAGACAAGGTAATCATGTGTCGACTGTTAGATCACTGCTACGTGACGCAGAGAAAGAATTAGATCAAGCACAGGAATACTTAGAAGCTATCAAAGATGCGGACTTTGCTCCATGAAAGTAGCAGAGTTGCCTGAGCATGTAGAACCATTAGTTATCGTGGGAGACGACAATAATTACTTGACTGTCTATACTTGTATGTCTAACAAAGATACTATTGAATTGCTGCGTCGTTCCTTGCATGTCCTTGAAATGGAACAGGAACAAGCAGGTATTAATTTGCATTTGCATTAAAAGTATGATATAATATATGTGTAGTATTTACTAAGGAGAAATAAATGGAACAAGCAAAACCAGTACCAATCAAAGCCGACCTCTTCTGGGCTTCATTAACTGAGAAGAACAAAATCTCTGAGAAGTTTCAGGTAGATCTTTGCAACCTATCTAAGGATGCTGTAAAGACTTTGATGGAGATGGGTATCAATGTAAAGAACGATGCTGGTAAACCAGACCAAGGATTCTTTGTCACTGCTAAGAGTAAGTTATATCCTATCCTTGCAGTGGATGAGAAGGGCTCACCAATCAATGTTAAGATTGCTAATGGCTCTAAAGGTGTAGCACTTATCAAACCATACAGCTACAATGTTGGTGGTAAGAAAGGTGTCGGAGTTGGTATCAGTAAGATTGTAGTTAAAGAACTGATCGAGTATACTCCTAAGGGTATGAACTTAGCTGATATCGAGGAAGAAGCTCTTTAATGCAAACAGCCCTCATTGATGGGGACATACTAGTATATCGCATTGGCTTTGCTTCAGAAGATGAAACAGAGTCAATAGCGATTTCTAGGTGTAGTGAATTCTTAGAGAACCTAATTCTCTTCAATGGCTTTGAAGATTACAAAGGGTACTTAACAGGTGGTGATAACTTCAGGCACGAGATAGCTAAGACTGCTCCGTATAAGGGTAATCGTAAAGCTGCAAAGCCTAAGCACTACGAACTCCTCAGAGAGTACATGATTAAAGCATGGAACTTTGAGCTGATCGTAGGACAAGAAGCTGATGACGCTCTAGGAATTGCAGCGTATGCTCTTGAGCCTGGTGAGTATTGTATTTGTACTATCGATAAAGACTTAGATATGATACGAGGAGATCACTTTAATTTTACTAAGGATCTTCGCTACTTCATTACTGAGGAAGAAGGTATTAGGAATTTTTATAAACAGATTTTAACTGGTGATAGGGTCGACAATGTTATTGGGCTTAAAGGCATTGGAGAAGTTAAAGCAGAGAGAATACTTAAAGAATGCAAAGACGAAAACGAAATGTATACTGCTGTCCTGGAGGCTTACCAAGGCGACGAAGCAAGGGTGCTGGAGAACGGACAATTGTTATGGATAAGAAGACAGTCAAACGAAATCTGGAAACCTCCAAAGTTATCTACGTCCAGTGGGTCGACGCAGTTGCCGACGCAGGATGGGAAGACGAAGTCAAAGCAGAAATAGATCTTTGTCATACTGTAGGGTTCTTGATTAGTGAAACAAAAGATGCTTTATGTATTGCGTCCACAGTGTCTAAAGATAATAGTAACGCTAGGATACACATACCTAAAGCATGGATAAAGAAACGAAAGGCAATTAAGTTTGAAACCACAGTCAGCAAAAGCAAAAGGAAGAAAGCTACAGCAGTGGGTGAGAGACCAGATACTCCAACGATTCCCTACGCTGAGCACTGATGATGTCAGAAGCACAAGCATGGGGGCGGGTGGAGAGGATGTTCAGCTTAGCTCGGCTGCTCGTAGTGTTTTTCCTTTTCAGGTTGAGTGCAAGAATCGTAAAGCTATTGCAGTCTTCAAGGATTATGAACAAGCTCAGACGCATGGATTAGTCGAGCCACTCGTAGTCTTGAAGCAGAACAATAGTAAACCACTTGTACTTGTGGATGCTGAATACTTTTTTGATTTAGTTAAACGTGGTAGTTAGTTACAAAACATTTTTGTTGTACCGACTGCTACGTATTATTAGGAGAATAAATGGAACAAGACCTAAACAGAATTAATCGTTATGTCTTTGAGTTTATAGAAGGTGGAGAAGTGGATGCTAAGTATGGCTTTCCATTTAATAAAGAACTTCGGCATGAGTTCCAGATCCCAGCATCGCAGTCTTGGGATTATGTAGTGCGAGAGTTCCTAAGCTTTTTATCAAACATCTATGGCTATGACATTAAAATAGAAGGATACAATGACGACCCACTTGATAATACCAGACTGCCAGGTTAAGCCTGGTCATGATTATAGTTATTTAAAAGCGATTGGAAACTACATTGTTAAGAAACGTCCTGATGTTATTGTTAATATTGGGGACTTTGCGGACATGCCTTCACTTTCAAGCTACGATAAGGGAAAGAAGTCCTTCGAGGGTAGACGATACAAGAATGATGTATTAGCAACACACGAAGCAATGGACATCTTATTAAAACCACTGCATGACTTGCAAGCAAGACAGCGGAGGAATAAAGATAAGGTGTATAAACCACGAATGATATTAACATTAGGGAATCATGAGCATCGTATTAATCGTGCAGTTGAAAACGATTCGATGTTAGATGGTACTATATCTATTGGAGACTTGAAGTATGCTGAGGCAGGTTGGGAAGTTATTCCTTTTGAGCAGCCAGTTATTATTGATGGTGTTCTATATTCCCATTATGTTACTGCAGGTGCTCTTAATCGCCCTGTTGGATCAGCAGCAGCGATTATCTCCAAGAAACACCAGTCGTGTGTTGTGGGTCATCAACAAGGTAGACAAGTTGCTTATGCTATTCGAGCAGATGGCAAAACGCTTACAGCTATAATTGCAGGGAGTTGTTATGAACACGACGAAGATTACATGGGTGCTCAAGGCAACCACTATTGGAGAGGTATTGTGGTCTTACACGAAGTTCATGATGGTTGCTTCGATGAGATGTTTGTTTCCTTAGACTTTTTAAAGAAGAGGTATTTATGAATCCAATAGCAATGCCTAAGCCTTACGGCTATTCAGATAATTGTCCAGGTGAAATAACCTTAGAAGAATACTTTCGTAGACTTCAAGTGGAAGAGCCTGAGTTAACTCCTAGGGATACACAGGTAGGAGGTCAACACTATCACAAAGGAGATGGTATACAGCCTTGGGATATTATAGAAGCTTGGGAGCTTGACTTCTGGGAGGGAAATGTGGTAAAATATATACTACGTTGGAAACATAAAGACGGACTGCAGGACTTACAGAAAGCAAAACACTACCTTGACTACATCATTAGTAAAAATTCTTAACGAATCACATAAATTTTTAGAGGAGCAGAAACCAGTGAAGACAGTAAAATTTAATAAGTTTTTCCCAGATGACAATGCATTTATTACAGTTGATGGACGCATGGATAAGGATGATGATTGGCAAGTTAACTTAACCATTCAGGCTGATACTAAGAATGTAGTTAACTGGTGGTGTAGTGATTGGAACTACAAAGAATCTGTAGTACAGTTAAAAGCTTTTCAAGATGCTGCTCAGAAAGCAATTGACTTTATTGAAGCATGTGCTGCTCAGCCAGCTAAAGCTGCTAAGGTTAACGCTACTAAGCGTGCTGCTAAGAAAAAGTAAATGAAACTGAATGATACCTAAAGATAAACAAATTAACTTTTATGCGATACGAGATCAAACAACTGCTAATCCTGCTTATCATTATGGTATGGATTTGATAAAGCAAGGTGACTGGGAGTATGGTTTTTATCTGCATGAGTTACGTTCGTTGCCTGATCTTAGGTATCCTCAAGGAGTCAAAACTGATTTTGTTAAAACACCTGTCTGGATTCCTGGGATGAACTGCAAAGGAAAGAATGCTATTGTTTGGTCTGAAGCAGGATGGGGGGACATGCTGCAGTTTAGTCGCTTTATTCCTCTGCTAAAAGATGCAGGGATTAAAACTGTAAAGTTATTATTTCCAGATTCAATGACTAGAATACTTAAAAGGTTGCCTAATCATGATGGTCTTTTTCTACCTCAAGAGTCTTTTCCTGGAGCAGTAAAAATTAAAGCGATGTCGCTGCTTTATTTCTTAATAGAGCATAGAGTTATTCCTGCTAAGCCTGTTGAAAAAATGTATGGCAGTGAAGGTATCTTTCGTAATCCAGAGATTGTAAAACCTAAGAGAGAGAAACCACTGCTAGGTTACTGCTACACTACATTTAACAATAGCTGGAACATGAAGATGAAGCAGATGCCTAAGGAACTAATGGATAATTTTATTAAGCAGCATCCTGAAGTTGACTGGGTATCGTTGCAGCAAAACGATGGCTTTATTACTTCAGATAAATGGAGCGATACTGCTGATCAGATCCAAACACTCGATGGAGTAATCTCTGTGGACTCAGCGATAGCCCACTGTGCAGGATCTGTTGGAGTCCCTGTAGTAAATCTTATTGGTCAAGAAAGCAGTTACTAAGAAAAAGAAACAAAGTAAAACAAAGAAAGAGGTAGCATGACAGAATTTAATACACCGTTTAGCACCGTAGGATATATCACATACAAAAGGACATACGCTCGTCGATTGAACGAAACAGATCCTGCTAGTCCTACGGAAGAGTTTGAAGACACAGTTAATCGTGTCGTAGCAGCGTCTAATACCCAGCTTAATTGTGGGTTCACAGAAGCTGAGCAGAAACGCTTACAAAAATACTTGATGGAACTGAAGGGTACTGTAGCAGGTCGCTTCTTATGGCAGCTCGGCACTGACACAGTAGGTCGTCTAGGTCTAGCCAGTCTACAGAACTGTGCATTCACTGTGGTAGATCAACCAGTACGTCCTTTCACCTGGGCTATGGATCTATTGATGCTTGGATCAGGAGTAGGCTACAACATTCAACGAGAGCATGTTGCTAAGCTTCCTCCAATTAATGTTAACTTCTCTGCTCCTACTCGTGTAGATAGCAGTGATGCTGATTTTATCGTACCTGATTCTCGTGAAGGATGGGTTAAGCTCCTAGGTAAAACACTGAAGGCAGCCTTCTTATCTAATACTGCTACGACCTTTACTTATTCAACGAAGCTAGTACGTGGTAAGGGTTCTCCTATCAAAGGTTTTGGAGGCACTGCTTCAGGTGCTGAGGATTTATGTTGGGGTATTGCTAAGATTAGTGAGATCTTAGAGAAGAGAGTAGGTAGACCAGTACGTTCTATCGACTGCCTCGACATCATGAATATTATCGGTGCAGTAGTAGTCGCTGGTAATGTAAGACGTTCTGCTCAGATTGCTATTGGTGATCCTGATGACGTTGAATACTTGCTGGCTAAACGGTGGGACATGGGTAACATTCCTTCGTGGAGAGCTATGTCTAATAACAGCGTAGTATGTAACGACTTCAAAGATCTACATGAGTATTTCTGGGATGGGTACGAAGGTAAGGGCGAACCTTATGGTTTAATAAACCTGAAGCTCAGTAGAAAGATTGGAAGACTGGGAGAGACTCAGTATCCTGACCCTAAGGTTATGGGTTACAATCCTTGTGCTGAGCAGTCCCTAGCTCCTTATGAGACTTGTTGCTTAGCTGAGATATATCTATCGAATGTAACT